CTAATTTGCCTTGATTAAAACACTCTCCATGATGTTAGCTGCTTCCTCATTCTTGCTGCGGAAAAAGTAGGCATAGATATTTAATGTGGTGGTCGCATTGGAATGTCCCAGAACCCCGGCAACGGAGCGCGGGTCCATATTATTAGCAATCAATATGGATGCGGCAGTATGCCGTAAATCGTGTGGGGTTATATCCGGGGGTATCATGTGGCTGCAATCCTCTGCCACATATTTGTTATACAGTTCTATAATTCGTTTAAACTGATGGTATGGGCTTGAAGGGTGCATTTGAATCCCATTTTCTTGTGTGAAGATAAAATTCTTATCAAATTCTTTCCCGTGGTATCCCTGCCAATATGTGCCGCGCTCCATGCTTTGGCGCATTTGCTCCGCTTTCCATAATTTCAATATGCCTGTAACAACAGGCGGTATAACAGGAGTGCGTGATTTATTTGTTTTGGTCTTTTTCTGTATTATCTTTCCATCCACATAAGCTGTAGAGTTTTCAATATTCACGGTTCCGGTATCTAAATCTATATCATTCCATGTGAAAGCTATATTCTCACCACGTCTGTCACCAATAAATAGAGCCAGATAAAAGTAAGCCCGCCATTTTAAAGAGAGTTTCCAGGACGTTTGATATTCTTTGATTGAATATACTTCCCCTGATTTGTTTTTACGCTTACGGCCTCCGTATTTTATCGTTATAGGGTTGTCTAAGGCCCACAGGAACGCTTGTGTTTGCTCTATGGTAAGATATTTCACCTTATACTCTTTCTTGGGTCTATGTCCCTTGCTTTGCTTTCCAGCATAGATTAAAGGGTTTATGGTAAGTAATCCCTCACCAACGGCATAAGACAATAAGCTGCTGACAATGGCGCAATCCCTTGTTATGGTGCTTTCAGATAGCCCGCCGGGCTTTCCGTCAATCCTGGCCCCGTCCTGCCTTAAGGCTTTGCTGTAATCCTTAAGGTTCTTTGGAATGATGCTGCATATTTTCAAATGCCCCAGGCGTGGGACAATGCGCAATTTCAAACAGTTTTTATAGCTGGCCCAGGTAGTGATGGACATAATATCATCATCCGGGTTTCCAGTAGGTTCATTGTCTTTTAAAAATAACTCAGATAGTTCTTCCAGGGTCAAGCGCCGGCCTTTAACATTTTGGCCTGATTTTACATCACGCTCAAAGTCCATTACAAATTGCTCCAGGGCCTTTTTCTCCTGTTTTGGGGTCATTCCTGGTTCTGGTGTGAATGTGTCCGTTTCAAGAATTTGGGTCCCATCGGCTCTGCGCCCATTGCTAACCGTGACTTGATAAGAGTTACCGCGTTTTCTTATACTTGCCATAATATCCTTCCTTAAGAAAATAACATTGAAAGTAGTACATTTATCATTGTTTAAGAAAGCCCGGAAACATAGCGTTTATAGGCTTTTCTTTTTATTGTGGTTTATCATTGTTTATGCAAAGTGGTACTTTAAGAAGTTATAACCATGTGATATTTAGACTGTTGTCTCCCATATCTTTTTCGCAAGCATAACGAGTAATATCATCAAATTCCCTTTCCAGTCTATACTTTATAAAAGATTCAATATCATCATAAATACGTTCTATTTCATTTGACATTAAATGTATTCTCCTGCCTTTTTCATCAGATATAATCATATTCCATTCGGGATACACAGACAATCCTTTTTGGGCAAATGCTAGTTTTTTCTTGATAGCCTCATTTGTATCCGCAGAACTTATAAAAAGTTGTTGATAACGAAGTTGTGAGGCATACTCCTCTACGTATCCCATACTTTGTATTAAAAATTTTATACAACTACGTCTTTCGCTCCATTCTTTTGTGTATGAGTCTGCTTCGTCAGATTCGGTTTTGAAATCATCTTTTCCCAATAAATATTCTTCTTTAACCTTTAATACTTTAGAAATTAAACGAGCATATTCGATGGATAAAGGGCGTCTTCCATTTTCTACGCTGGATATATGCTTTTCGTTCCTCTCTTTTCCTCTGTTTTCTGGAAGTAGCATAATTTTATTTATAAGTTCCTCTTGCGTATATCCGGCCGCTTCTCTGCATTCTTTCAATCTCTCTCCGCATAGTAACATATATTCTTTAGAACAGGATACATTCTTACTCATTTCTCCACTCCTTTCATAATCCAGGTAACATAAAAAAAGGTTTCCGAGATGTGTACTTGATGTAAACATTTATGTTACTATAATATCATGAAGCCAAACAAACTTCAAGTACATACAATAAATCCCAATAAATAACCGAAAGGAGAATTTTAATGCAGAAAAATACGAAAACAAGGCTTGTAGATTTAGTGGCATGGATGGCATACACAGGGTTAGGAAGGAATACAGCAATGAAATTCGGAGAAAGTCTTGGATGCCGAGTAAGAATTGGACGCCGGGTGCTGTATGACCTTACTGTCGCAGATAATGAAATTGATAAGTTGCATGAGGCAGATAATGAGCGAGATTTTCCGGGAAGAATGGATGAATGGAAAATATTTGGAAAGGAGCAAATTCAAATTATATGACGAAAATGGAGTTGATTTCCAGGTATACGGACTTAGCGCGGCAGCGCTCAGAGCTTTTCTTGCAATCTGGTTCCGGTTGGAATGCGGATATAGAACGGCGGGAAAAGGCTATTCTTGGCGAGATGGCGGCATTAGAAGCGGCTATTAAACTCCCGGTGCAGGAGGAACAGGCCATTCCAGAAATGCTTACCATCCGTAAGGCAGCAGAGAGGACCGGGTTATCTTATGATTGCATAAGAAAATTATGCCTCCAGAAGAAAATAACGTTTGTTATGGTTGGAACGAAGTATTTAGTCAATTTTGGCAAACTGGTGGATTTTCTGAATGGACAGGGGACAAATATTTAAGACAAGCAGTGTATAGATGGAGAATAGGAGACTGTTTTATCCTGACCATAAAGAGCAATAAAAAGTTAGAAATGCCTGTAGATAAAGAAAAGTAGAAAGGGTAAATATGGTTTATGAATTTTTACAAGCTGGTGAGGAAAATGCGCTGTCACCGACATTTTTAAAAAATTATTTTGGATTTACAAGCATTAGGACATTGCAGAAACAGATTGAATTTGAACGAGAGCAAGGGCATGTGATTTTAAGTAGTACATTAGGTGGATATTATAGAGCTTCAACGGCAAATGAAATTAGGCGATTTATAAAAACGCTAGAGAATCGTGGAAGCAGAACTTTGAAAGCATTAGATAGCGCAAAAGCGTTGTTGAGAGAGATTGAAGGAGTATCAACTAATGGCGAATAGGAGGATGTTTTCACTTGATGTTATTGATACGGACAAGTTTCTTGATATGCCTGCTACTTCACAAAATTTGTATTTCCATTTAGGTCTGAGGGCAGATGATGATGGTTTTGTATCTTCTCCTAAAAAAATCACTAAGTTAGTCAACTGTGGAAGTGATGATTTGAATGTTTTGATTTCCAGGGGATTTGTTATTCCATTTGATGATGGAATCATGGTTATTACTCATTGGAAACAAAATAACTACATACAGGCAGACAGATATAAGCGCACTCTTTATCAAGAACAGTTATCTCAACTGATTGTTAATAATGGCGTATACGCACTGGATACAGAACGTATCCATGATGTATCCAAAATGGAAGCACAGGTTAGTATAGAGTTAGATAATAATATATTATGTTCGCCTGGAGCCGAACCAGATAAGACGGGAGATAATGATTCCGACCTTGAACGACTGAAAACAGACTTTGAAAAGATTTATGCCATATATCCAAAAAAGAGGGGAAAAGCAAAAGCATTTGAATACTATTGTGCTTATGTGAAAAAAGGGCGTTGTATCAACAAAGTTCGTTATCGGCTGACTAACAAGCAAATTTATTTGGCGGTTCGAGCTTATACCCGTGAATGGGAGGCAGAGGGAACAGAGATATGCTTTTGTAAAAATTTCGATACATTTATGTCAAAGGCTATTATTGATTATCTGCCGGGGGAGGATGATTTATGATTGTTAATGCGGAGCAAGCGCTTATTGGTGCCTTGATGATGGAACCACGGGTAATCAAGGATTGTGGGAGCATTCGCCCTGATATGTTTGTTGATGCGCTGTTAGGGCGGATATATCTGGAATTCTTGAGAGCGCATGATTTTGGATATCAGGCCAATCTTGTTACCCTTGCAGCAAACATTGATGATGTTTCCCAATCTGAATTGCTGAGTAAATTAAAAGAGTGCAGTGATTCAAGCGTAACAAGTACGGCAACTGGGGAATATGCAGAAGTGATTAAAAATGCATATAAGGCCCGTACAGCCACGCAAATTATCAATGCAGTACAATTCCACCCCTCTGCCGTAGAAAAGCAAATAGGGGAGACTGTGAACGCTCTGGAGGCATTGCAAGAGGATGATAGACCAAAGGCAAAATGCTTAAGTAAGATTGTTGACGAAATGGCCCCAGGATGTTTCGTAGACAGGGAACGGGATTTTCTTTACACGGGATTCCCACGATTGGATGATTGTCTTGGAGGTCTGGAGGGTGGTGATATCATTGTCATTGGAGCGCGCCCGGCAGTTGGAAAATCTGCTTTTGTTACGCAAATACTGACAAATATGGGAATCCAGGGCAAGCGGGTGCTGCTGTATAATCTGGAAATGACAAATAAGCAGATGTATGAACGACTGGTGTCGCGGCAATCTGGTATTATGATGAACCGTATCCGGCAGGGCAAGGCTTTCCTGGGGGATGAAAAAGAACGGTTCCAAAAGGCCAATACGGAACTGAAAAGGCTGGATGTGTGGATATCAAGCGGGGTTAAATCCGTGGGTGAGATACGCAGAGAATGCCAGCACATGGGTGCTGATTGCATTATCATTGATTATTTGCAGCTTATAAAGGCCGAACGTCATTACGCTAACCGGGCGTCAGAAGTGGGCGATATTTCAAAGGCAATTAAATCATTAGCAATGGAGTTGAACCGGCCTATCATAGTCTTATCGCAATTAAACAGGGCATCAGAAGGACGGCAGACAAAAGAACCCACTATGTCGGAACTGAGGGAATCAGGTGATATTGAGCAGGATGCATCAGTTGTTATGCTGCTTTGGAATCTTTCAGAAGAAAATGAAAGATACAAAGGGGTGAAGGTAGAGAAAAACCGACAAGGGAAAACAGCAAAATTTCAAATGGAGTTTGTTGGTGAGGAAATGAGTTTCAAAGAAGTAGAGGGTAAAGATTTTGATTTCAAGCCAGCAAAGGAGAAAACACCATTTGATTAACAGGGGGCCGATGTGGTAAAAAATTCAGAGGTACAACAGGAATTTGAAATGTTCGCAGACGTTTGGAAGCTATTTAAACAGCGGCTTCCAGTAGGCAAACCGGATGATGATGAATACTGGGAGGAAACCGTAAATGCAGTTAAGTGTTTCATGATAAAATATCCAGATTCATTCAGCAAGGATATAGCAATGGCGGTGTTGACAGAAATCGAAAGGAGGGGTAAGCGGTGAAGATAAGAACCCAGGACGCAAGACAATACCTTGAATATGGCGAAATATATGCAGAATACAGCTACGATGGTAAAGGGGCAACGGTATATGCCAGAAGCAGGTTTCATAACGGAGCATTGTTTGCGGGAGCTTATGAGGATATGACGAGGGCTAAAGGTGTTCTTTATGAGGTGGATTTAGCATATCAAGCCGGGCAGAGGGTCTTTTATATGCCGGCAGAATGAAAATTACATAGCAGTATGATTGTATAGAGCCAGACGCTAAGACGCAGAGCCGTTTAAAGGAGGGCTTTATTTTTTATGTAGTTATTGAAATCATGGTTATTGTAACCACGGAGGAGAATAGTAAATGTTTTGCGTGATACAGGAAATAGAAGTAAAGAAGGTTCATGCCGGGGAACCGAAGGAAATAGAAGTTTATGAAACCACCTGGACTACCAACGATAAGAAGGAGTCAACCTGGGGGTGGCGCTACAGTGATGAACACTTTGACCGCCCTGTTAGAAAAGCATGCCGAATTAGTATACATGAGAGTTACCGGGAGTCCGGGAAGGTCAAGAAAAAGCAGACTGTAATCTGTACTATCGAGTACTATTCTATTGTGGACTGTGGGAGCTGGATAGGGGACTATATCACTGGCTCCCGATGGAAGGATAAGGTGGAATCCATCGGGTTTCCAGAGGATGAACTTGTGGACCTGATTTATAAGAAATTCCAGCCTATCATAGACAGGGTAGAAGCAGAGTTCCAGCAGACAGAGGAATACAGGGCCAGGGAGGAGCACAGGCGCATCCTAATGGAACACAACCAGAGGGTGGAGGCTTTCAAAGAAAAGTATGATACCAGCGAGAGTGAATATAGCACTGCTATGATGTGTTCGGGAACCTGCGCAACCTGGATGCCCTTAAGAAGGTCAAGGCAGATTATAAGGCAAAGAGAGACTATGAGCGCCGGAGCCAGAAAGAGAGCCGTAGTTATTATGAAAGATTCTTTAATAACTACAGCGGGAATAGTGGGAGTAGTTACGGTGGAAATATTTCTAATAACTACAATGAGGATAATAAGGCCATGCTTAAGAAGTTCTATCGCACCTTGTCAAAGGCATATCACCCGGACAGTAACTCAGGAATGGACACATCCGAAGAAATGAAGCTACTGAACCAGCTTAAAAGTGATTGGGGTGTGTAAATGTTGAAAAAATAGTTAATGTGACTACAAAATTTGGTCAGCATGGGGCGAATGTGCTGTTTGTTGATAAACAATACATTTCAATATTACACAAGAGAAGCATTGAAATAATAAAGACAAGGAGAATCAGAATGACTTATTACGAAAAAATTGTGACAGCAATTAAGACCAGGGAGGTGCTTGAAATGCCGCTTTTAAGCCTTGGGCTTATCCTGAAAACTGGCGGCATTGAGGCAGCGGGATATTTGGGGATGTGTTCTGACCGGATAGCAGAAGCAGAATTGATAGACGGGGAAGATGTGAGAATTGATTTTATAAATTTCCCTGATTTGTTGCTATCTGCTGATGGTGTGCGGACGTGCCGAGGAATACTAGAAAATTATGTGTCAGATGACATTATTTCGGACGCTTTTGAGGCATTATGCCATGAGGAAAGCATAAGGGCGGAAATAAGCATGTTTTCCGGGACATTACGGGAATTAGGAACGGCGGGCCTAGTAAAGATGTATGCCAGATGTAAAGATAATCAGATACGGAAACTTATAGCGGCAGAGGCTTACCATCGTTCCATTTTATCAAGTATTATAAGGCGGCTACGAAGCTTATTTTATGATGTGCTTGTCCATGTGAAATATCATAGACTGATTTCTGTGGTAGATATGGCGGTGAAAAATATTCGTAGTGAAACAAAATAGCCCCGCTGCCGAAGGTTGTTTCTCCTTTATCCACTATGAAACTAACCCAGTAATGGATACATCTTAGGAAATGAAACTGCTGAATCAGCTTAAGAATGATTGGGAGCTGTAGTTATTGAAAAAACAATTTCCATAACTACAAAGGGAGGCAATGTTTTTAGCTAATATGATTTCTATAACACAAAGAAAGTGGGTGAAAATATGGTTGTTATTGGAATAATGATTTTTGTGATAATTTGTGAACTGGCGGCGATCTATGAAAAGATGGAGGGTAAAAACAATGAATAAAATAGAAATGGTTGAAACGTGTTTGAGTGGCTGTATGAAGATTCTGGGAGAAACGCAAAATGATTTGCCGGGTGTTGCGGCAGGATGCATGGAAAAGGGAATGGAGTCAATATCCGGGTTTATGCAGAATACGGTGACAGAGGATAAAGCAAGATTAAAGAAAATGATAAACGGAGGTTATAGGAATGGCAAATATTAATTTTGATGATGGATTTGAAACATTTACAATCAATGGGGATTCCAACCGGGTTATAAAGATAAATCCAAAGGATGGAAACATCCTAATCCGATTTGATGAAGCTATGCGGGACTTAAAAAACGAATCGGAACGACTTTCAAGTATCAAAGTTAAGGCAGACGGAAGTCCTGTAGAGCAGGCAGGAATATCCCTGGAGGAAAGTACTTCCAGACTTGGGGAGTTTAACCAGCTCATCTGCAGCAAAATGGATTATGTATTTAATGCCGATGTAAGACAGGCTGCTTTTGGGAGACAGTCCCCGCTTTCCATTGTTGGTCCAGATAACCGCTTTCTGTTTGAGATATTCTTAGAGGCAGCTTTGGAAGCGGTTCGCGACAAGCTGGAGGCTGCAACAAAAGAAATGGAATCCCATGCAGGAAAGTATACAGGCCAGTACAAACAGGCAGTAGACAACGGGAGCAAGTACCCATTCCCTGTAAAGTAGGTGTTATATGAGTTCTGATGAAAAAATGATTGAAGCAATAAAAAAGATTTTGTCCAGGGGAAATACGGCAGAAATAAAAAAGCGAAAAAATGATGTGATTATCCTGGAGGTAGAAAAGAAAATTACATATCAAACTAATAGATAGAGTGGTATCTGTTAAAGGCTAAATGGAGCCGGGAATTTTGCGATATATGCAAGATTTCCGGCTTTTTCTGTCTCTTAGGAAGTGAGGAACTGGGATATTGAAAGCAGATGGAAATATTGTTATTGATACAAAAATCAATTCAGATGGGATGCAGCGTGGTATATCAGAAATTAAAGGCTCCATGACAAAGCTGGGGGGAATAGTGAAAGGCATCGGTAAGGCCATCATTACCGCTTTTGCGATAAAGCAGATTGTGCAGTTCGGTAAAGAATGTTTGGAACTGGGGTCCGATTTGGCAGAGGTACAAAACGTTGTAGATGTGACTTTTCCCAGCATGACAAAACAGGTGGATGATTTCGCAAAGGCGGCGGCTGATTCCTTTGGGCTTTCTGAGACGATGGCGAAAAAATATGTCGGTACGTTCGGAGCAATGTCTAAATCTTTTGGTTATTCAGAAAGCGCGGCCTATGATATGGCTACGGCATTAACCGGGTTAACAGGTGATGTCGCAAGTTTCTATAACTTGTCGCAGGAAGAAGCATATACAAAATTAAAATCTGTGTTCACTGGAGAGACGGAATCGCTTAAGGAATTAGGCGTTGTCATGACGCAAAGTGCATTAGACCAATATGCCCTTGCAAATGGTTTCGGAAAAACCACTAATAAAATGACGGAGCAGGAAAAGGTTGCCTTACGCTTGCAATTTGTACAGAACCAGCTTTCAGCGGCAAGCGGTGATTTTGCCCGCACATCGGATTCATGGGCCAACCAGGTAAGGATTTTTCAGTTAAGGCTACAGTCTTTAAAGGCTACGATTGGACAAGGGCTTATAAACCTGTTTACGCCTATTATAAAGGCCATAAATGTATTCCTTGAACGGTTGTCAACAGCAACCACGGCATTTAAAAATTTCACGGAAACGGTAATGGGTAAGAAGTCTGTAAATAGCGGAGCTGCACAAGCGTCTGGCGAAATGGCAGAGGTACAGGCTGGATATGAGGGCGCGGCTGATGGTGCGGAGGACTTTGCAGATGGAGTAAAGGACGCGGGCAAACAGGTAAAGAAATCATTAGCACCCTTTGATAACCTGATACAGATTCAGCGTGATGCAGAGGAAGGTTCGGAAAATACAGGAGATAGCAATATAATGCCGCCGGGCCTGTCCCCTGATGAACAGCAGACGGAATCACCGTTTTTAAATAATGTCATGGAAACCCTGGAGGCAATCAAACAAAGGCTGATTGAGATAGGGGGAATCTTTCAATCGGGGTTCTGGCAAGGGCTGGGGGATTACAAACCTGTCCTGGATTCAATAAAGACAAACATAGCAAGTATTGGCGATAGTCTGAAAGATATTTTTACGGACCAGGGCGTTATGTTGGCCTTTAATACCATGTTGGATACTATTTCCTACAACCTGGGAAGAACTGCCGGGGCGTTTGTCAGTGTTGGACTGACAATAGCTGATAATCTGACCGGGGGAATAGCATTATATCTTGAAAGTGCAAAAGGCAGAATCAGAGGTTATCTGATAAGTATGTTTGATATCACATCAGAAATCAGTACCATAGGCGCTGATTTTGCGGTAGCGGTAGCGGATATTTTTTCAGTGTTCAGAAGCGATACGGCAAAGCAAATCACGGCTGATATTATAGCAATCTATGCAGATATATTCATGGGAATTACCGAATTGTCAGCAAAGTTGTTCAGGGATGTGTTGGACACGATTCTTACCCCATTTGTAGAGAACAAAGATAAGATAAAAGAATCTCTTGCAAATACGATGGAGCCAATAAAAACCGTCCTTGATTCTATTTCACAGGGTATAACTGAGACATTCGAGAATTTAAACAAGATGTATGACGAGCATATTGCGCCGCTGTTTGAATCTATTAAGAATGGGCTATCTGAAATCCTGGGGAATCTGCTGGATGGTTATAACAAGTACATTGCCCCAACCCTTCAAAAACTAGCAGATAAATTCTCAGAAGTATATGAAGGTACGATACAGCCGCTTATCAATAAAATCATTGAGCTGATAGGGAAAGTTGCAGATTTAATCAAGGTAATATGGGATGAATATTTAAAGCCTTTACTTAGTTGGATATCTTCCAACATACTGCCCGTTGTTGCCCCTATACTGGAGACAATAGGCACGTACCTGCTTAACCTGATTGACACGGCGGCATCTGTTTTGGATAGGCTGATAACGGCCTTTTCTGGAATCATAGATTTCCTGACAGGTGTATTTTCTGGAGATTGGGAAAAAGCTTGGGAAGGTATCAAGGAAATATTCGGGGGTGTTATTGATGCCATAATGGGCCTTGTGGAAGGTCTGATAACGTCACTAGGCGATTTTATTAGTGGAGGGCTAGAAAGTATTGGCTCAATCATAAAAACGGCACTAAACGGCCTTTTAGGAGCGGTAGAGGAAGCATGGAAGCGTATTTCCAGTACTGTCAAGGGATTATGGAATGCTTTAAAAGGAGATGCACAGAACATATTTGAAGGAATCGGACGGGCTATAGAATCAGTGTGGGATTCTGTAATGAATAAGACTACCGAAATATGGAACAGAATTGTGACGGTAATCAAGAATACGATAGCGAAGATTGTTTCAGGTATCGAGGGCATGGTAAATTCGGTGATATCCGGGATAAACAAAATTATCGAAGCAATCAATAGGGTAATGGATAAGGTGGGAATTGCAATCCCTACCATCCCTAATTTGAACCTATCAGGCAAAACCGGTTATCCGGCCTCTGCCTATGCAGCTATCCCCTATAAAATGCCAATGCTTGCAACCGGTACAGTAGTACCACCGCGGGCAGGAATGTTTGCAGCTATTATGGGAGATAACCCAAAGGAGCCGGAAGTGGTATCTCCTTTATCAACTATGAAGCAAGCTCTTAAGGAAGCGCTGGCAGAAAGCAATATATCCAGTGGAAACCAGATTGCTAAAGCAGAGCTAATACTTGATGGTACAAGATTTGGTCAGCTTGTAGTTAAATTTGGAAACAACGAAAAGAATCGTGTTGGCGTAAGAATGGTAACGGAAGGAAGTGTATAAAAAATCCCGCTGTCGTTTTTAGATGGGTGATGGCAGCGGGAAAGTCACATTGCTTTAATTATATCAGAAGGATGGTGTATAAGCAATGAGGACAAGGGACAAGAACTTAAGCGATTACGGAATAGATTGCGGCCGGGCGGCTGAATTAATGGAACTTGCCAGACTGGAAGAAAATAAAGGCTTAATATGCAAAGCGGCTGATTTAAGTAATCCAGGACTATCTGCATTTATTATTGAATCTCTCACACAAAAAAGAGGGTATGACCGTATTTATATTAAATCGTATATTCCCGCTAAACGTGATGATTTTTACGCATACCGCAGGAAAGCATTAGCATTGTTTAGTCTACTTCTGGAAGGGAAAACGCCTATAATACCGAGGGACAGGAGGATACAGAGAAAATTCACGCATAGCTAGTTAAAATGGCAGGAAAGGGCATTCTGATGCGTTCTATAGGGTATGGATGGCTAATGTCTGCTTACGGAAACTTACGCTTGCACAGTATAGGAACCTGCTAAAACCTGCCATTTTTACAATATCCCCCTAAATAACCCTAAATCCATAAACATTATGTATACGGCTCACCGACCACCAAATGGTTGTCGTTCAATAAAACCTTAGAAAACCTTAGTATTATGTTTATAGCAGAACGAAAATCAATCGTTTTAAAGAAAATGTTGACGTTGTTGACTTAGTGCAATGTGCTTGTGCCATAAGCACGTCAGAAAACGGACGTATCGGTGAGGGCGATACGTTGGAACTGCTCTTATCGTTGGGCTATGCAAAGCAGTCCATCACCCAGGCCGAACACATCTGCATATTATCGGAACATGGTTATGCAAAGCTGATTAAGATAATGGTACTGGCCTGGGGCGGTGAAATACCGGGTCAGTATTTTTCTGCCCCAGGACAATCAGATAATGCTTTATGATATCATAGTTTGAAACTGCGCAAAAGTGCGCACAAAAAACAGAATAGACTAAACTAAACGCTATCCCTCTGCCGGTATCAACTATAGGCACATATACGTTGACGAATGCACAAAATGCACTAAAATGCATACAAAAAAGCGCAGGTCAAAAAATGAGGTCAAGAAAACCCGAATAAAAAAGAGTTTGTTAACACGATTACATGTGTGGGTCAAGGGGCTAGAGTAGGTGGGAAGCGATTTGTTAGGTCTGGACAATACTGGAATGAGTTAGGACAATGCAGCTTTGCCTATGTCCAGGTATACCTTATTTCCGGGCATACCTGGGGAGTTTCACGACTGAAAATCCGGCAGCCAATTTAAGGCTTAAAAATGATAACACATGATGGGGATAGGGATAGCTATTATTAGTAGATATTTTAACTTAATCATTACATGTTTCTAAATATTTATCCCAATAATTTTCCTTGTCCTCTTCAATCTGGTGAAGCCATAAATACATCATTACTACCTCAATTTGTTTTTTATGACCTTTAATAAAGGGTTTATGAGCATACCTGAGATAAAAACTGTTAATATTAAAAATATTAGTTGAGGTTTTGAAGTTATATTTAAAACCATCGGGATAAACACATTCATCTGTTTTTATTCGGCATTGTTTAGGCCATGTCTCGGGGGTATCCCAAAAATAAGATAGATAACCAAAAAGTCCCATGACAATATTAACATGATATTGTTCAAGTGTACTATTTAACCAATCAGTTATTTGTTGTGAAAAATTTGGTATATAATCAGGAAACCGCTCCGACTCTCTCCGATGATATTCTTTTATAAATTGACAAAGCAATTCCGTTTCATTTTTAAGATATGCGTGGTCCTTAATGATTTTTGCATAACAGTCGTAAGATATTGCGCGAAATTCTGATTCCTCATACATAAAAGGGAAAGCTTCGGACTGAATTAAATGATATCCGATAGTTCTATTTATCTGGCGACCATAAGCATCGTATATGGACACTAGCCAATTTTGAACGGCATGGCTATAATTTCTTAAAGACTTTTCATATTTTCTTATTTTTTCATTTTCGGTTATAGTATGTCGTTCCGCCCCTTGAATAGAGAGATATTGGTCGAAATACTCAAAGATATAGTTTATGCATGTACGAATATTATTTATTTTTTGGCTAACATCAAATTCATTAATACCATCTTCGGTTTTCCTTTTCTCTATATATTCTTCTAAACTCAACATTTGCTTATCTCCAATGAAATTAGAGGGATGGAATTAATAACGTACCTCTAAGATGGTCAGTCCTCCATCAGTTCGTTTATAAGGTCCCCAGTACTTTTACGCTCCATTCTGCAATGGTATCAAAGTTTTAATTGGCTAAAGTCAATGGAAAAATCCTCATATATGTTGACCTTAACAGAATCGTTGAATCGGTAAATGGTGGGGGGAGTTTCATTCGGAAAATCATAGACCACAATAATTTCCCTAGCTGGGTCTACAATCCAGTATTCCCGTACCCCCGCGCCCTGATAGAGGGCCAGCTTTTTATAATAGTCCATCTGGCGGCTGGAAGGGGATACAATTTCTATAATCCAATCCGGCGCACCGTTGCAGCCTTTACTGTTTAATTTGTCTTTGTCGCAAATAACGGATATATCTGGCTCCAGGTAGTTTGTATTACTCTTTTCATCCTCTGCCTGGAGGAACACGGCAAACGGAGCCGGGAATACCTCGCAGGAACCATTATTGTTGCGGATGTGGTTTCCTATCTCCAGGTGCAGGAATGACAATGTTCTTTGATGGGCTGTGCTGGGCGGGGCCATGTAATAAATTTGTCCGTTAATTAGTTCAGCCCGTTCACCTTCTGGCAGATTGTAAATATCGTCAATGGTATGGATTCTTTCTTGTGGTAATGGCATAGGGTCACACTCCTTCCTGTGGATGTGGTTGTTCTGGTATATACTCCATTAGGTCGCCGGGCTGACAACATAGAAGCTGACATACTGTAGCAATATTATCCCAAGACACAAGTTCCTCATTTCGGAATTTTTGTAAAGTAGCTTCCCCTAATAGCTTTTCTTTTCTTAATTTGTATGTTGAGTAACCAGCTTCTTTAAGTGCAGCAATAATATTAACCTTATATCGTATCGGCATAAAATATTTCCCCTCCTGTATAAACTGGACCATCCAGATATGGATACACCTATTTCAGTATATCCATATTATAACATTAATATACACAAATAACAAGTGTACAAAATATCTAAATTATACACTTGAAATATGTGTATAATATACATGGACATACACTAGAATTAGGTGTATAATGTAGTTACAAGGTTAAGAAAACAAAGCAGCCGGGGCAGACAATCCCCCACAAACCTATCAATCGTACCTGTGAGCCGAAAGCAATAGACACGCAAGACTGATAGGGGTTGCGGATTCAATTCCGGTGAGGATGTACCAAGGATGGCGAACAATAGCCCGGTGAGAATCAACCATTTATCAAGGAAGTAAAGGAGACAGAAATCATGAAGTACAATCTTCAAAAAATCATGCTGAGAGCATGGAGGCTTTACCGGGAGAAAAAAGAACTTTCTTTTGCAGAGTGTTTACACAGGGCATGGTTATCTGCAAAGGCAGAGGCAATCAACGCAAAGAGAATTGAAGAAGCAAAGGCCACGGCAGGAGTTGAGGAAGAAACAAATACCTGGAACGGCTGGAAACAGTTAGGATATGAAGTCATTCATGGGAGTAAGGCCCTGTTTGGTACTGAACTGATATGGGGAAGCCGGGGAGATGGGAAAGCTTATAAGGCCAGATTCTTTGGGCGCTCACAGGTACAGGAAATTGCAATAGCATAAGAAAAAGCCTCTGCCAGTGCTACCAACACTGACAGGGGCCAACGAAACAGCCGGGGCCGTTCCTAATCACATAGGTATATTAGCATGGCCCCTAATAAAAAGAAAGAGGTAAATTGAAAATGTATCATTTAATTGATGAAAAAAGAAGATTGTACGCTTGCAACGTGGCAGAAATCACACTGGAGGATGCGTATTGTATATTACAGTCATGGGGCGGTAAGCATTCGCTATCAGAGGTAGTGGTATTCTATTCCGCGACACAGAACGCAGTTGTTATAAATGAGAATTGCAAGGATTTTAATAGCATCGTTATGTTATGCCGGGGCTTTTTGGATGCAGATGCAGAAACATTGGAAGATGTTGAAAAGGGCAACCTTGAAGGAAACACATGGGAGCCAGTTTGTCGTGTGCTGCTGGAAGCAATGGCAATGATGGACTTTAAAGACAATATGGAGATGCTTTCCCATCAGAAGCCTGGGAAGGAATATCACTTGATGGACTGGCGTACATATAATCACTTGATGCAGGAGCAGCAGTTTTTTAATATATTCCAGTACGGCGTTATCATGGGTAAAAGGACTGAACGGGCAAGGAGGGCAAAGTAGATGCACTATCCAATTAATATAGAAATGCTTATGGGGATGGCCCAGACAGCCGGAATAAGCGACCTGTCTAAGAAGCTTTTAGGGCAGATGGCAAGGGTGTTAAACAATATTTATAAGATGGGTATGGAATATTCAACCGAAGATTTTGTTTTCACGCCCGAAATCGTAAGGGAAGCGCATCAGAGGGTATATGGTAAACTTTTAGTGAATGAAGAAGTAAACCAGCGATTCTATGAACTGCTGTCTGAATGGGGAAATGATGCGTTCCAGGCTGGAGCATGTAGTGATAAACATATTGTTAGATTATCCAATATATCTATGTCCAGAAGAAATTCCGGTTCAAGGCCGACAAAAAAGAAGATGGAACAGGCTAGGCGGTTCTATGAAAAGTACGGCGTATATAAAAGGGAAATTGTGATTGATGAACACGGGGTATTGATGGATGGATACACCACATATCTACTTATGTGTGAACAAGGGAAGGATATGGTGCCAGTAAGACGAATAAGGAGACAAGGGATTAAAGCGGTATTCAATGAAGGTGGCAAGCAATATCAGTGGGAAATCCCCTTGAAATTGATAGATAAGATAGCTCCGGGGGATAGGGTGGTAGTGGAAACATTTTATGGTCCGCAGCGGGTGACAGTTAAAGAGATTATCCCTCTTGCCAAAAGAACAGGTAGAAAAGTACGGCGAATAGAAGAAAAAGAGAACTAATCAAAGTCCCAGGATGTCATTTATATGTGGCATACTGGGGCATTTTATTGACTAACATTTGACTAACAAAGTTGCATCAAGAAAAATTGGTGGAAAATAGGATATAGCCTAGAAATGGCTTAAATACGTACTTTTTTGAATGACACAATCTAATAAAACGTGTTGAAAATACCGATTTTTAAAATTCGTAATGCGTGGGTCGCCGGTTCGAGTCCGGCCAGTGGCTTGATAAAAATTCCTTGTGTCCGCAGGCAATATTATTAGGATAGTGATATTTAGTTAAGCATTCTTTCATGGCTGATAAACTTTTAATGTTTACCAGCTATTTTTTTTGTCTTGTTTTTCACTCCTGCTAAAAAGTATACTACAATAAGGCAGATGGAAATGTCTGCGTATTTAGAAAAAGTCCCTTATTCTGTTAATCTGATAGGATATGTGGTAAAATGTTGCTTGTAAAACAAAATTTTTCGGTATAATGAATGATTGAGTAAAACATCTGCCGACTGTCTTATCCAAAAGACCAAGGCTGGGGGAATAGAGATACAATAAGATTCCCGGACCTGAATGGATTTGAGATGGCGCAAGAAAGCTGGGAGGAATTGTGATGAAGGGATATCATATTCTGCTGGGAGAGGATGAACCGGATATATTGGAATATAACAGGGAACAGCTGGAACAGCGCGGCTATCAGGTTACGGCGGTTTCCACACTGGGCCAGGCGGAGTCGTGTGTTCTCAGGGATAATCCGGATTTGCTGGTTTTGGATGTTATGATGCCGGACGGTTCCGGGGTAGATCTGTGCAGAAGGCTGCGTGAGCAGTTTCAGGGGCCGATTCTGTTCCTCACAAGCTTGGGGGAGAGCAGTCAGATTGTCCAGGGGCTCCGGGCCGGAGGTGATGATTATATTACAAAGCCTTATGATATTGAGGAGCTGGCAGCCAGAATTGAGGCACATCTCCGAAGATTAGAGCGCAGGGGCGGGGAAGATATCCACCAGGGCGGCAGCAGGTTATATTTGAATGTGAAGAGCCAGCGGGCTTATCTGGATGGGAGAGATATGCTTTTAAAGCCAAAGGAGTACCGTCTCCTGGCCGCGTTGATGAGAAACAGGGGAAGATATATGGAGGCCGGGGAGCTTTACAGGGAGATATGGGATATGGCGCCCAACCGGGATATACGGACAGTCTGGGTTCATATATCTAATCTGAGAAAGAAGCTGCAGGATGCAGACGGAGAGTTGATAGCGGATATAGAATGTAAACGTGCACTGGGATATAAGCTTGTGATGTTTGAGGATGAGAGTGAAGATTAGACGGTGGGACAGATGAGGAGAACGTATTATCGAATTGTATTGACAGTGGTACTGGCTGGCTTCTGGCTGGAAAAACAGTAATTTTTCCAGCTTATGGTATGGTCGGTGACGGGGATATGTCCGAATTATCCACAGGAGAAGATGGAAAAGAGGATGCCTCTTTATCCCCGGACGGAGAAGGAAGCCGGGGGGAAGCGCCGGAAAATTCGCATGGAGAAAACGGAGAGGGGGAAACCCCGCCATCCCCGGACGGAGAAGACGGAGAGGGAGAAGCCCCGCCATCCCCGGACG